CAAAGACTAGTGTTTAGGTTTTGTAGCGCACAAGGGAAGTAGAGATATAACCTTTGTGCGTATTTTTAACATTAAAACGAACAATTATGAACAAAAAACTAAAAGTAGCGTTAGGAATAAGCTTACTGCCAATATTCGGAATAATCTTCTTTATTGATAGAGCAATGTTATTCTTTTTGCCGTGGTTACCACAATCAAAAATCACCACCTGGTTTGAAGGACAAAAAGAGATGGCATCTTCATTCACACGTGTGTTATCATTAGGAGTGATATTAGGCATTTATTGGACTGTTAGACTATTTATCTAAAATGGGATTGAATAAGAATCCAATAGGTTTAGGCGACTCAGTAGAGAACATACTTGAAAGCACAGGAATAGCCAAAGTAGTTAAGAGCGTTATTAAGACGTGTAACTGCGGAAAACGAAAGGATTTATTAAATAAAATAGTACCGTACAGAAACACGAAAAAATGATAACACAAAAAGTAACTATAAAGGAAGTAATACCTAACAAATCCAATCCAAGAATTATCAAGGATGACAAATTCAAAAAGTTAGTTAAATCAATAAAAGATTTTCCTCAAATGTTGGAAATACGCCCGATTGTAGTAGACGAAAACAATATCATTTTAGGTGGAAATATGCGTTTTAAAGCATGTATTGAGGCTGGTTTAAAGGAAGTGTTTATAATCAAAGCAAACGACCTCACAGAGGAACAAAAACACGAATTTATAGTAAAAGATAACGTAGGTTTTGGAGAATGGGATTGGGATATATTAGCGAATGAATGGGACACCGAAAAATTAGAGGATTGGGGATTGGATTTGCCGATTTACGATAATTCAGATGAAGCATTTGAGACAACTCTAGGGCAAGAATCAATATCAAACAATACAGATTACAACGTTTTAATTAACATAACAGAAAACAATATTGGATTAAGTAGTGAATTATTAACTATTATTGAAAAATTAGTTGAACAAAATGTAATAAGCGCAATTATTAAATGATAAGACCAGGCTCCAATAAGGCAACAAATAACACGTTACAATATACCAACATAAAAATTGCGTTAAGATATGATGTAATAAAAGAAAATAACGATTTGAATATACTGGAGTGTTTTGCTGGAGAACAACTTATTTGGAAATCAATTGAAAAACGAATTGACAAAAAAACGAATAGAACTACAATAGACGCAAACGAAAACTTTAATGCTGATTTCAATATTAATGCGCTTACTTTTTTAAAAAATAATGATTTGAATAAATACGATGTTATAGATTTAGACTCGTGGGGTAGTCCTATAAAGTATTTAGATATATTATTTAAAAAGAAATACAAAGGAATAGTAATTTTAACATATTGCAGCCCGGTATTAATGAATCCTGATAAAATTTTATGTAGTAATTTTTACAAAGTAATATATAAAGATTGCAATAAAAAAAGTTTGCTTAACAAGGATATTGGGTTGATGTTTAAACAATATTTATTTGATAATAATATTCGCGAATATAAAGGTTTAATATCAAAAAATAGAGTATATTGTTCAGTAATATTAAAATAAACATTATGTATAAATTAATAGATAAACCTAATCACAGAACAATTGCAGAGCATATTGCATATTTGAAATCGTTGCGTAAATGCTTGGAAAACGACTTGAATAATATTTTTGTAGTAAGCAAAAAAGGCAGTTTAAAAAAGTCTATAAGCGCAAATTTAACGTGTGGCAGAAGTTACAATATAGAGGCTTTGAATAGGGTTAATTATAATATTTCTTTATATGAATAAACAGTGAAATAACAGAGATTATGGCTGATAGATTAGATAATTTAAAAAAGTTTGAACAAGGTGAGAGCGGAAATCCCAATGGAAGACCCAAAGGTAGCAGAAACCGTAGCACAATAGCGCGCAAATGGCTTGAAGTAAATCAGTCGCTTAAAAACCCTTTAACGGGTGAGAATGAAACGATGTCTCAAGAGGATTTAATGACACTTGCACTGATAAAAAAGGCGAGAGATGGCGATACAAACGCGTATAAAGCATTGATGGATTCAGGATACGGCGCACCCGTTCAACAAATAGAGCAAACAAACACTGAAATAGACCTATCAGGCATGTCAACAGATGAGCTTAAGGAGTTATTAAAAAATAATGAATGAGCAAAAAAGACAGAAAGCACTGGATTTGCTTAAAAGGGAGTTGTCAAGGCGAGAGTTATGGCAGTTTTGTTTGGCTTATGACCCTACTTTTTTCGTAAATAGACCATTCTTAAAAGAAATAGCGGATGCTTTCCAAGAAATTGAAGAGAAAACAATCAAAAGTTTAAGTGTTTCAATGCCTCCAAGAGCAGGTAAATCGTATATCACGTCTTTATTTTGTGCGTGGACGATAGGAAGAAACCCAACTAAATCAGTTATGCGAAACACTTGCACGGCTACGCTGTTTTTGAAGTTCAGTTATGATGTTCGAGCAATCGTTAAGAGTGATAAATACCGTTCAATATTTCCCAATGTAAGCCTATCAGATGATAAATCTAACCTTCAAGGGTGGAATACTAATACAAGTAAGCAAGTAGGGTATTTCGGTGCGGGTGTAGGTGGTACTATTATCGGGTTTGGAGCTTCAAACGTGGCAATCACGGATGATTTATATCGAGGCATTGAGGACGCATTATCCGACACTGTGAACGATAGAATCAATCAATGGAAGGAATCAACACACGATAGTAGATTCGAAAGCGGTTGTGCACGTATTGACATAGGTACCAGGTGGAGCTTAAATGACGTAATTGGCCGCAATATTGAGTCAAAGATATACGATAAATCGATTATTGTTAGCGCTATGAATGACCAAGGGCAATCGTTTTGCGAGGATGTATTGACAACAGCTGAATACATAGAAAAAAAGAAACGAACAGCTCCCGAAATTTGGGAAGCGGAATACCAACAGCAACCCGTAGATATGAAAGGACGGTTGTTTAATAACCTTAATTTCCTATCAAAAGAGGAGTTCGCTGAAATCACGAAATCAAACCCTATTGAAGGTTGTCTTGGCTACGTGGACGTTAGTGACCAAGGTACTGATTACACATCAGTTGCAATTTGTGCAATTGTGAAGAAACAGCTGTTTATTGTTGACTATTTAATGACTAGAGATAATACCGATATAACGATACCTCAAACGGCTGCAATGCTTGATAAATGGAACGTAAGCTATTGTAGGGTTGAAAGTAATTCAATGGGCGCAATGTTTGAACGTCAACTTAGAATGCTAACAAGGACGAAAACACTTCAAGTTCATAACACGCAAAATAAGATAACACGCATAATAATGAGTTCAGCTCACATAATGAATTCTATGATTTTTATACGCAATGGAGACAATCAAAGCGAGTTATTTATCCAAAATGTACTAAGTTTTAGTAAGGAAGGTAAGAACAAAAACGATGATGCTCCTGACTGCTTAAGTGGATTATCTATATTTGTTCAATCAATGTTTAAAAAATTGTCTTAACTTTGCTTAAATTCTAATCAATTCAGATGGAGATAAATTTTTGGGAATCGTTTTTTGGCGTTAACAGCGGTCAACAAAACAGATTCATAAACCAATTCAATAGACTAAAGCCTATACAGAACCAAGTGTGGGGTGTAAAAAATGCCATTTGGATTGATACGAACAACGCTTGGGAGTGGTTTCTAACGATTCCAGAGTTCAGAGCCGTTATTGATAAGAGAGCGTCAATGATGAGTTCAAACGTGCCAAAGTTATACGATAAAGACAACGTTGAAATTACTGAACATTGGTTTTTAGATATGGTTAATCGACCAAACCCTGTTCAAAGTTGGTCGGATGTAGTTTATTCACTATCGGTTAATGACGCTTTGTACTCAAATGCTTTCGGTTATTGCCCATTAAGAGCGTTTAATCAAAGAAATCTATTCGTTCCGCTACCAAGTAATAAGATACAGATACAAACGAGCGGCAAAACGCTAAAGCAAATGGACGTGAACGGTCTTATTGATGGTTATAAATTCGAGTATGATGACAACGAAATCGAAACTTTGCCAATTGAAGATGTTATTTATTTGACAACTACTGACGGTATGAACATCATTAAACCTACAAGTAGAATCGATGCGCTTAAATATCCACTATCAAACATTAAAGCAAGTTAC